TGTTATCAGTATTGATATCCAGGTTTAAACCGTTAGAACCAGATATAAAAGCAGTTTCAATGGACCCACTATGATCCACAAAAGTTAATGCAGGTTCGTGGCGGGCTATTTTATTTCTCTCCAACATATGAGATTTAATAACTAAACCAGTAGAAAGATTTGCTTTAGCAGGTACAAAATCTTTGATCATTTTAAATAACGAGTTATCAAAATAAGATAAAAGTTTTATAATATCAAATATATTTTGTGAATCAGAATACTTTTTAAAATAAAAATTTCTTAAATCATCTAATTTAGGGTAAGTATTAGAAGAATTTAATCTTGGGTCACCAATATATTCATCAATGTTAAATGTCCCTAATTGTGCAATTATATCTTCATTAATTGAATCCTGTGGAGATATTGCTACCTCAACTATATTTAAATCTGGTGTATAGGGAAATGTTTCGGGTTTTTGGATAGAAATATAAGGTGTTATTACATCTCCAGGAATTAAATTTGGATTTGCAATTCTTACTTTTTCATCTATTTCTGTAATAGTACCTACATTAGGAGTATTAACTAAAAATAGTTCATGATTAACTACATAATTACCACTACTTACAGAACCTGTTGAACCACCTGCAAATGAAGAAGTAGTTGAAGGGTGTACTGAGATTAATGAACCTGTATTAGTATTTAATTCACTTCCTAAAGGTAATCTAAATATTAAGTTATTATATGAACCCGTTACCCCATTGTAAACAATAGATTGAGGGTTTAAGATATGATCTCTAAAATTAGTAGTTGGTATAGAATTGATCCAATATCTAAATTCTTGAATTGAACCTGAAAATGGGAAATTTATTGGATTAGAAGTATTCCATCCATATAAGTTATAACCAACTTGGGTAGTTCCGTTTATATTAATAGAGCTAGAAACTAAATATTGAACTCCTTTAGTATCTTTATTACCAATAGTTAAGGTATAAGTATTATCAGAACCAGTTTGAGAAATATCTATACTACCGGTTTCTCTTGTTAAATTTAAAGTCCACCAATCTTCATTATATAAAGGTAAATTGATTGGAGTAGAATATATAAAAGTAACATTATTACTAAGTCCTAAATCAATATTAGCATATGAACCCGTTGTATAAGTAACTCTAATTTTCTTATAAGAATTTTGAGTAGATAATAAAGATTGAGTAGCAACAATAGTATCTAATTTAAATCTAAATTCTAAAGTATCTGGGAATATTGTGTTTCCTGTATCTAAAAGTTGTTTATTAGAAGGATTAAATGGTATACTTAAATTACTAGTTTTTAGACTATAATTAAATTTTTCATTGAATTGTTCAATTATGTCTTGATCCTTTTTATTACCACCATACTCTTTTACTTTTAAAATAGTTTCAGGAATACCAAAACAGTTTATTAAAGCACGTAAACCTCTTCTTGTACCTTTAGTTTTAAGTAAATAAGGTAAATTATGGTAAATTCTTTTATAAGTTTCTTTTACTATATCGTTTGATGGTATAGTATATTGAGAAGCAGTTACATAATTTTCAATTACAAGTGAGCCTGTAGAAGGTAAAGTGTTAAAATTAGCATCCATACCCAATAAAGACATATACAAATCGTCTTGATTTCTTGAATTAGTATAAAGCTTCATACCAAAATTTCTTAAGGTATCAGCTACTAAATCTTTTGAAATACCATGATCAATACGGTTATCAGCTACCTGTAAATCCGTGATGTCTTTAGCGTAAGTCCAAATTGAATCATAATGTTGGCCCATCATGGAAACAAATAATTCTAAGTTGGAATTTTGCGTGTCTTCTTTGATGTATTCAGGAAAACTATTCCAAATATAATCTCTATTATCATTATCGTAATTATTAGATTCTAATAATTTTCCACCATAAAATACTGAGGATTCTTCAACTGCACCTAACCAGGTTTTAGAGGTTAGAGAAGTAGGAATATCGTTAATATAGGGTTTTGTAGAGTTTGTTTTTGGCCAACTATTTGAACCTGATTCGAAGTATAAGAAATATTCGTATCCATCAAATTTTTGAATTATAGTATCTATTCTTGATTGTAAACTAGCTTTACTAACAGTTATATAACCCTGACTTGTCAAAGGATTTAATCCAGTTAAAGCATTAATATCTGATTGTAAAGATTGTACTTGAGTTAATTTATATTTAAAGTTTTCTAATCTTTCTTGAGCAGATGAGAAATGTACAAAATTAGTAAAATCATTATAATCGACTGTTATTTCAACACTTTTTTCTTCCATCCAAGATTGCAATTGTTGGTAAGAAGAAGAAGTAGAAGGATCTAAAAGTGTAGATAAATTTAGATATGGAGTTGTTAAATTGTTTGTTTCTGTTAACTCAATTGAAACATTTGGTCCCCTTAATGGAGTACTATCAGATACCGCCTCAGCTATAAATTCAGTATTAACATTAAAAGAATGAGGATCAGAAATATTTTCTACTATCCAAAATGTATCTTTTAATTTAAAATTTGAAGGTAATGGTTCATATAATTTAATATATAAACTAGGTAATGAAGTGTTAACATTATCTAAAGCAATATTAACCCCAATATAAGTTTTATTATCACCAGCATTTATTAAGAAATCAGAGTAAAATGCTCTTGAATTTCTAGTTGTAATAAAATTTAAATAAGATTGACCTAACTCAGTATAAGAAAGGTTATTATTAGATATTTTTATTTCAGTTCTATCTGAAGATATTTCTGTGATATAGAATTTATTAGCTTCTGAACTTCCAAATAATTGTCTGTAGAAGTAATATACTATATCATACTGGCCATTAAAATAACCAAAAGATTCTAGATCACTTTTAGGGTCTAGTTCAATAGTATTGTATAAAGAAGTACCTTCTACAGTATTTCTTGTAGTATAATTTCTAAAATCATAAATAGAATTTAATAATTCTCCATTAGGAGACACGATGTGCACTTCTACTTTATCTTCAGGTTGACCAAATTCTTTATTTACTACTAAACTATTTAATAAAGACTCATCTTGAGTTTTATAGTCTTGGTTAGTAAAATTGGTAGAATCGGTATTTGATATATTAGTGATTTCCATTTATTTTTTTGTAGTTGTTAAACCATCTATGGTTTGTTGTAAACTTAAATTTTCAATTCTTAATTGGTTGATTTCATCTAATAAAGCCTCTATCTCGTCTGTAGTTCCGTTTACACCAGTATATTCTGTACTTCTTTTTATTAATTCTTCATGTGAATTAAAATCCCCACTTGCAGGAATTTCAAAAAATAAATCATCATATGCTTTAAAGAATTCTTCTACAGTAATAGATGTATCTACTACTACAGGAGCATTTCCTATAAGTTGTGTAAATTCGGTATTAACTACATTTGGGTATGTAACCTTACCATAAACTGTTTTTACCAATTTAATTTCTTCAGCCATTATCTAACTACTTTAAAATAATTTGATTTATTATCTACAATTACAGTTTCACCATTTGATAAAACTACTTTGTAAATTATTTGATAGTATCTTTCAGGTTCTAAACCATCCATATAAATTTTAAAATAATTACTTATATTATTACAACTTATTTTAGTATAATTAGTATCAAAATCTACTACCATTTCTTCAGTTTTAACATCTTTTAATGCCCAATATGAAGAAGAAGGTAATGATTTTGTATTTAAATATACAGAAGAAGTTTGGAATACCCTAATAGGATAAATATCTCTTGTTTTTATTTTAAATGTATAAATAGCATTTTCTTCAAACTCAGATTTATTATTAGAAATTACAGATATAAAATCTGATGATGTTACTTGAGTTAGTGAAGAAGAATATGAACTATCATCCCATTTAAATTCCAATTGTGGGGGGTAGATAGTATGGCTATCCATTGAGAAAAATTTAGTAATCAATGGTGTGTCACTATTTTCTATACTAGAAGAAAGTTTTAATATCAATCCATTATTTGAACTTGAAATCCAAGAACTAACAATAGGAGTAATATTCATATTAATATCCTTATTGTCAATGTAACTAAAAGATTGGGATGATGAAGGTGAATTATAATAACCAGGTTGTATACCCCAAGTTACTCCTGCTGTAGTAATAGGAAAATCAGACGATTTACCTAATCCCATATCCCAACTTTGAGATAATGGGTAAGCATAGATTGTATAATCTACAGGTAAAGTAGCTTCAGCTAAAAATAATTTAAGGGAAGATGAGTAAGCACTTCCACTTATGATATTATTAATAACATTAGTAATTTGGGAGGTTTGAAATTGAATTAAAGCACGGGTTACATCAGCATTTACCGAAGTAGTAGTAGTTTCATTCGCAATTTCTAAGATTTCGTCTCTACCAAAGTTTTGGGTACTACGGTATGAGGAGATAAAAGTATCTTTCTCAGAGAATATTTTATAAACAGCCATAAATTTAATATATAATATAAATATACATTAAAAATATTTTTCTATAAAGTAACTACTCTACCTTGAATGTCAGTTGTTAAATTTTTAACTTCAAAAACACTTGGGTCTAAAGATGGATATAAAATGTTATTTATAGTGGCTCCTTTAATGTCATAAGAAAATTGAGAATACCCTGAGTTGGTTCCAGCTTTATTAATTATATTTACTTTTTGTACAGTTTGAACACCTTCTATTTGATCTAAGATACTGTAGATATCTGACATAATAATTGGTTGGTTAATTTGCCATTTGTCTATGTTAAAGAAGGATTGTAGGGCCGTTAGACAGTTACTTAATACTAATTTATTATTATAGTTTGGTCTAACAATTACGTCAAAATCAATACCAATATTGATAATAAAAGCTTCTTTAATATTAACCGCATCAGTTATCATTCTAAATTCAGAAAGATATGTTTTGATATTGGTTTTTAAAGCAGGACTTGGTGTAGAAAGACTTCCATTACT